ATTTGTATCTCGCTTGGCACTCTTTCTGATTGTTGCAGTGGTATTTCTTTTGCTTTCCAGTCAATAAAAGAGTCTACATCTGCACCGGCCCAACCAAAGATAGCCTGGTCATCATCTCCAGCAACCCATACATCACATTGATTATCCTCTTCTATTTTTTGTATCATTTTCCATTGAATAAGAGATAAGTCTTGTGCCTCATCTACAAAAATAACATCGAACTTATTTTTAATATCTCCCTTATCTAAAAATTTATCCAACATATCTGTAAAATCAATTAATTTTTTTTGGTCTTTATAAGCATCTATTTCTTTAGCTATTGCATCTAGTTTAAATCTTTCTATTTTTCCGAGATGTTCATTTCGATCGAGTTCCTCTAATGGAGAACTTTGTCTTACTCGTGCTAGGTTAATTAAATTTAAATACTCACTGTCTGAGGAAAAAATACCATTCCAGTTATTGGTTTCATAGGATGCATATTTAATTTGAATACCACATTCCTCTCCAATTCTTTTATAATTAAGTTCTTGCATAACATTCTCTTCTTTTAAACCTAGATTATTAAAAGCTAATGAATGTAATGTTTGAAAATGTTTTATATCTTTCTTTGTTAAATGTGTTTCAACTTTTAAGTATCTGTCTCTTGCTTCACCTGCTGCTTTCCGTGTAAAAGCAAAATAACCAATACGACCCAAGGGTATGCCTTTTTTAATATAGTTCTGGACTTCATTTAAAAGTCTTCTTGTTTTTCCTGTACCTGGGGGACCTATAACTTTATATCTCATAATAAAAGTCCTGTTATGTGGTAGGAAAGAATACAAAAGAAGGTAATTAATATTATATCCTCCGTCAAACCGTTATCCATTAATAATTAGATCCTTTTCTTTCGGTAGTTTTGTAAGCAATTTGTTTTGTTTCTAATTGTTTTACTCTACAAACGTTCTCTGTTTTACCATCTACATTAAATGAATGACTAAATTCTACTTTACATTTCTCTTTTAATTTTTGTCCTATTTTCTCTTCAGGAACTTTCCAACTATTTCCTAAATGAGTAATGAAAGATTGAAATTTAAAATAATGATATCCTTCTTCTGTCACACAGGCACCATTTTTAATTTGTATTCTTTCTTTTGCTCTTGGTCCATTGACACAATATTGATATAATTCTTCGGCTAAAATATCATCTATGTGCGTTCCTTCCGGTGGTTTGATTGTTTGACCATTTTTTTTCCACTCGTTTAATTTAGCTCTAAAATCTTTTGGTTTGAGAGGTTCAAAATAAGTTTCAGCTTGATCCCATATTAAACCCAATAATTCTTTTTGGTTTGTCATTAATTTTAAACTAGGAATAACAACTTCACATGTATCATCATTGGGCATAACCACATTAAATCTATATTCCGGTTGTTCATATCTTATAACTTGAAAATCTGTGACATCGGGGAAGGCATTAATACTATCGGACTTAATTCCAAAAGGTCTAGAATAGCATAGGCTTCTCATACACTTGTCTTGAATAGGGTCTTCATAACAGGTATGTCCTGCTGTTTCTTTATCCCAAGCTTTTAATTTTTGATCTAATTTAGATTTATCCCATGGGTTTTCTAGGTAAGCATAATTTGCTTTTGATACAAAGTCGGGCCATTTGTCTTTATATTTCTTTTTAGCAAAAACCATATAGTTATACATAAATCGATCCCTACCATCGTCTAATTTGTTTTTTGAACATCTAGCTAGACACGGAGGGCCATCAGAAAATTCCGGATTAGAGCCCAGTAAAATATTCTTGTGTGTTTCTTCGACTAATGCATCTAATTTCTCTCGTGTTATTTTAGATTCATTAGCTAATTTTATAAATTCTTCTAATGATAGTTTAGAATTATTCTTATCTACAGCGTATCTTGTTGTTTTTCCATTATCATAATACGGTAGATTAATGAAGTTGCCTGGTTTGATATTTCCTTTGTTGTCTGCCTTTAATTCTTTTTGTTTTGGAAAAATTTCTGTGGTTGGTTTTAATTCTAAAGGAAGAAGAAATGCTTTTAATGCTTCTATTAGATCTGCAGCAGGAATTGGTTCTTCTAAAAATATGTAACAATGAAGTCCACCACTTTTAGAGAGTAGTGGTATTAATGGTAATTTATATTTTTCAAATAAAGCTAAATAATTTTCTACCTTAAAATCTGCATAATTTGTTGGATCTATATCAATACAAGCAAATTGTGCTGTTTTGTCAAGTCTACAGGGTTGTATACCGATGGATATTCTGCCTTCGATGTGATTTTTATAGTCGAAGGGAGTGACAGGTCTTCCAGACCATTCGTAATCCGGTTTAAGTTTATTTCTTTCTGAGTCTAACTTTGCTGTGGACATGTCAGCGATACCAAAATCGCCATCATAGCCAGTAAATAATTTTATATATTTTTCAAACATAATGATCCCTTTATTAAGGGCGAGTTAAGTCTCCCGCTCCCGCCCTCATTCCTCTTACGAGAAACTAATAATTAGATTTATCTTCTCCTACACTTTCAGCAGTTTTCTTTTGGCCTGCTTTTAATGAGTTGTGAAAATCTCTAGCTATTTGGTATAGAGCAGCATTATCTATTTTTCTTAGTAAGGATACTTTGTATCCATGCCAAGTAAAGCTTCCTGAATTTTCAACAGAATTTAATTTGTAAATTCTAGAAAATATAGGTGCTGGTACAGCCTTCTTACTCTTTGGATCGATTTCAAATTCATTTTCCATTAATGAATTCCAATTTCTACTCTCTTTTAATTGAGTAGATTTCATCGTCATCAGAGCTTTTTCTGGTCTGTCTCCATTGATAATAACAAAATGATTTGCTGTCTTAATGATTTGATTACCATTATCCAACATATCTTTATTTTGTTCATTTTGAGTTGTCTTCGCCATAATGCCAGGACCTCTATCATTATGAACAGGTCTACCTTCTTTTCTTTCAAAAGGCGCCCATTCAGGGTAGGTCATTCTATAAAAGACAGGAATTAATTCAATTCCCTTCTCTCCACTATACAGCTTTTTAGTTACTGTATTGTAGAACATGCCGGCTTCAGCGCCATCAACATATTTAGCATGTTTTTTCTTTGTTTCATCTGAACCACTTTGTAGTAGTTTCAGAAAAGGTAATGCAAGATCTCCTTTATCAATGTTCTCAAGACCCATTCCTGAATCTTGTACAAAGTCTAAAGTCGCTACTGCGCCACCTTGTTTTGTTGCTTCGCTGCTTGTTTCTTGTGTCATGTTATTTGCTCCTTGTTATTTTTGTTCTGTTTCCTTTGAACAGGTTAAAATGTTCAGCGGGCAATTCTTGATTATTTTCAGAACGCTCCCTAAACAATGCTTTGAGTGTCATGGGCTCCACCTTCAGTTTCTGTGATGGTTGATACCCACGACCTCGTGCAAGGTCTGCGTATTCGCTCGCCTTGTTATCTTCGTTACGACCAAAGGAAACAGTAATCTCATTTTTAATAAGATCACCCAGGCCGTTGTTTCGAAGCCAGTTAAAAGCGCCTTCCTTATTTGCTACAGGAATCGTTGCGCTATACATCTCTCTAATTTCTATTCCGGATCCATCCGACAATTTCATTGTCTTTAATTTCATGGATTCCATTATTTCAGGAATGGCTATTCCCGAAAGTTTATCTATTTTTTGTTTTTTATCTTTAAGTCTTTCTTCATCTTCTTTAACTTCGTCCTCTAGTTTTTGTAACTGAAGAACTAAATCAGATAAATTTTCTGCACCTGTTAAATTATCAACATCTTGAGGCGCATCCTTAATAAACATTTTTTGTAGGTCTTCATTCATAGCTTTCTATCTCCTTTGTTAATTAAATACACTTATAATGTGGCACCTTTAAGGCACTACTCATCTATTTTTCCTCTTTCATATAGGTTTATTTCTAATGGGTAATATACTTTCTCTTGTCTGTCCCATTTTAATAAATTAAATCTTCCATTATTTATATCAGAAGCAATTGCAACAGCAATTCCAATAACCGATGGATCACCTGATAATAATAAATAATCGTTTGAGTTGTAATCTTTTAACAAACGTCTTAATTCAAAAATGACAGGACCTGGACTTAGAATAATTTGTGTGTCTTCTCTTAACAACACTTTTAACTTACCGTATTTCTGAGCGCCTATTATATTAAATTTAGGACGGCCCATTTTTGTTCCAGGTAATTCCTGCAACACATAAACGATAGGTTCTTTATCTTTTTTTAGATTTGTATATTCACTCATAACTTTCTTGACATGATATAAGATATTGTTGTATATATGTCAATAGAAAGAAGAAATTAAAATGATAAATTATAAGTTTAAAACGAAGCCCTATGCTCATCAGTTAAAAGCATTGGAAATGTCCTGGAATAAAGAAGTCTTTGCCTACTTTATGGAAATGGGTACAGGTAAATCAAAAGTATTATTAGATAATATATCTATGCTTTATGATAAAGGTAAAATTAATGGTGCTTTAATTATAGCACCAAAAGGTGTTTATAAAAACTGGTTTGACTCTGAAATACCTACGCACCTTGTTAATCATATAGATAAAAAAACTGTTTTATGGCAAGCTTTGATTAATAAAACACAACAGAAGAAATTAGACACTCTCTTCAAGTCTGAAGTAGACCTGCACATTCTGATTATGAATGTAGAAGCGTTTTCTACTAAAAAAGGACTAGATTTCGCTGCTAAATTTTTAAGTTGTCATAATGCACTTGTTGCTATTGATGAAAGCACAACAATCAAGAATCCTGGTGCTCAACGAACTAAAAATATTCTGCGTTTATCTAAATTAAGTAAATATAGAAGAATACTCACTGGTTCACCTGTTACTAAATCACCATTAGACTTGTTTACGCAATGCTATTTTTTGGACCCTTGGCTTTTAGATCACGACTCTTATTATGCGTTTCGTACGCGTTATGCTTTACTAAAAACAGCTAATTTTAATGGAAGATCGGTACAGCTCGTTGTGGGCTATAGAAATTTAGCAGAATTATCAGAAAAATTAAAATCTTTTTCTTATCGTGTCTTAAAAGATGATTGTTTGGATTTACCTCCTAAAACTTTTATGAAAAGAATTATTCAATTATCGCCTGAACAAAAACGAGTTTATTCACAAATGAAGTCTATGGCTCTTGCTGAATTGAACGGGAAAATGACAACAACGTTTAATGCTATTACTCAAATTATGAGATTGCAGCAAATTACCTGTGGTCATTTCAAAGCTGATGATGGCTCTGTGCAGGAAATTAAAAATAATCGTATTACTGAACTTATGGACCTTTTAGAAGAAGTTGAAGGTAAGGCCGTTATTTGGGCGCATTGGCGTCATGATATCGCCACTATTGTAAGAGAGATTGAAAAGGAATACCCAGGATCTGTGATGACTTACTATGGTGATACAAGCACCGATGATCGACAGAAAGCAATTAGAGAGATGCAAGATCCAGAAAGTAAAATTCGATTTTTAGTAGGTACACCACAGACCGGCGGGTATGGAATTACTCTTACCGGTGCCTCTACGATGATTTATTATTCTAATGGTTATGATTTATTATTACGTAAACAATCTGAAGCAAGAATTGATCGTATTAGTCAAACTAAACCAATGACTTATATTGATATACTTGCCGAAGACACGGTTGACGAAAAAATTGTAAAAGCTCTTCGTAAAAAAGTTGACATCGCTACACAAGTAATGGGTGAAGAACTTAAGGCTTGGATCTAATCCTCTAAATTGTAGGATATACGCGCGAGGCGTTGGAATTTTGAGTCTTACTGTGAAATGAGCATAAAAATCATGCTTGCCATACCAGCAATTAAGGTCCCAACAGATACTAAAAGAATACTTTCTACTCTATTGATTTGTTTTTCTAATTTAAGAATTTTATCGTGCGTTTGCTTTTGCATAATCCTGCATAGTTTCTCATGTGATTCTATTTTTTGTAGTGCGTCTTGTTTAGGCATTATGCCATTCCTTTGCTTCTTAATTTAATAGCTTTTTCTTCGTTAGATAATAAAGCATTTTCACTATGCGTCAACCCAGTTTGTTGATTAATCTGTGGTGCACTTGCGACCAGCTTCTGGTCGGGCATTGGCGTTGGTGGTAATGGTGCTACACCGACAGGTTCGAACCCTTCTGGTATTTCCATGGGTGTATCCCTTCTCAACCAATCTTTTGGTTTTATTCTCCATGGTTGATTAAGAGGCATGTCATCCATAATGTCCTGAAGATCTCGTATGGTATCTTTAGTATAGTCATCATACGTAGGGGTTATACCATATTTTTCCTGTGTATATTCAAACCCTTTTTCGATCCCTTTGGTTATTCCCATTGAATACCATTCGTTGTCCATAATCTTATCAAATAATTTTTTCTGTCCTCTTCTTTTAAATGTGTCTCTGATGGTGTCTTCAGGTATGCCTAAAAATAAAGCGGCATCAATGTATCTTCTAACTTCATTAAATTTTTCATATCTTTTTTCATTAGCTTCAACCATTTGTTGAATTAATTTATTGCCTTCGACAGGATCTCCTGTTCTTGTTTTATATAGCATTATATTTCTTTGATTACGTTCTGCAGTCATGAAATCATTTAGTTTAAAGTTTAAAGATCTTTCAATATCTAATGGCGCTACTCTAAAACCAAGTAGTCCAAGTAATTCATCAGATAACTCGTACTCAACACCGTTAATCGTTTCCCCTGAAAGTGCTGCTATAACTCTTTTAACTGCGGGTGCTGATCCAATAGAAAAAGTCTTCGCTAAATGCTGCATTGTTTTAACAACCTTATCACCTGGATCATCCTCTTCATTCCAAACTCTTGTTCCTCTTTTATCTGTTCCGCCTCTCACAAAAATATCTGTCCATGCTCCCACCCAAATAGCTTCTCCTATAAAAGGATCCATGATCTGAGCAGTTGCTTTACCCATACCTTCAGCGATTAAAGGCATTATAGCTCTGTCTGGATTCATTTCGATGTTTGTAAATAAAGCTTGCGCAGGACCTATAAGCGTTTCATAAAAGAAACCTCTACTAAAATCTATGTATTTATATTTTCCATCTTCATAGATGGGTAGAATGGTATTATTTTTAGAGAAATCAGGTAAGAATTCTTTTAATGCGTCTAGTTTCTTTTCTGTGAATCCATAAGCTTGCATCATACCCCATACAGCAAGAGGCGGTATCGTTGTTAAAGTGGTAGCCATACCCACTGCTCTTTGCCATCCCATCTTTGCAAAGATAGGATCGTTAATTTCTTCCAGTGCCGTTCTCATTGCATTTGGAAACGTTCTAAGTTGTTCGGAGGTCCAGCCTACGAAGTTACCTAGAGGTGATTTTCTAACTCCTTTTATAAAGGGGGACACGTAGTTGTAATTAGGTAACATATCTCTAACTTTTTTAGTTGCCATTTTTAATATCTCAATGGAATCTAAACTTCCACCCGGCACATCTTTTAATTTTATAAGTCCTTTTTTAATGGCTGCTTCATAAGCGCTTCTAATTCTGTAAGACTCGCCAAAGAAATTAAATATTTTCCAGCCATCGTCTTCAGCTATGTAAGCTTCCTGTGCACCCTTTAAAAATTTCTGTGTTTTTTTTCCTAATCGTCTCCAGACCTTGTCTAAGAAACCTGTCTTAGCTGTGTCTGCAATTAACATTTGCACTTCTTTAGCTCTTGCACTTGAGTTAACCATACCTTCATCCAGTAAAAATCTGTATAAACTTTGTCCACCTTCTTCTATAAATTCTTTTCCACCTACTAATTGAGTTGGGTCAGCAGTGTTGGCTCCATAAACTTTAGGTCTTAAAGCAGATATATTTAAACCCGGTCTGTTGGGTCCAAAGAATTGTGGTTGTATTGTTCTCCAAGCTGATCTTACAGCTTTCGCTAATTCTTTAGGTGGTATAGCTATGTTGCCTAAGTAGACCGTTGTGATAGCTCCTGATGAAAAGTTTCTAGCGTGAGTAAAAGGACCCCCCACTGTTTTACCAGCTTGCACCAAACTTTTAGGTATGAGTACACCCCATTGGTACAAAGCATGTTTAGTTATGGGGCCTAGTGCATCTTTAGATCCATTAATTAATCCATCGGCAATATTTTCTGTAGTAAACATACCATTGATGGGTGGCGTGTAGGCTTCTTTACCTAAGCCACTGGGTACATCTAAACCTATTGGAGAGTCTATAACTTTATTAGGTTTACTTACATTACGAAAAGCATTTACAGCTTCGTCGTATGAATTGTATACGATACCTCGCTTTCCTTGTTGAATCATTTCAGCGGATTGTTTTTTAATGAAATTATAAAAAGTATCTCTAGCTGTTATCTCCGCCAAGTCATAAGTTACATTAGATATAATCTTTTCAGCTCTTTGATATTCTCCGAATAGTTTTCTGAAAGCATCAAGATCATTTTGGGTTTGTATTAAACCTCCCGTCTTATCAGCTTTAAACTTGCCTCCTCCTGTTATGTTTTCGGCAATGTTCTTTGTTGCTACTGCTTTTTCATGGAGCGGGTTAACGATCCGTGTTCCAAATTTAAAGGTTGGCATGCCTGTCGTTTTATCTAAACGTACATTTTTAATAATATCATTCACCATTAAATTCGCATCACCTTTAGATAATGTTTTTCCATTTTCTTTGGCAGATCTCATAAAGATTCGAGCCACTTCATCCTTGACGCTTGCGGCTGGAGCAAATTCATCAACTGCTTTCACGGACTTGTCTCCAAAGATTTTAAATTCTGTGCCTAAACTATTTCTGATTCTATCATTTATCAACTCTGTAAATTCATTTTTACCTACGTTGACATTCTTACCTTTATATATAATATTTAAAAAATCAGCCCATGTTTTTTGAACGTTGTAAAATTCATCGATTAAACCTACTGCATCATCCGAAGCGATCTTAAGATCCTGAGTCATGGTCTTCATGAATTCATTAATCACTTTTGTGCTATAACCTTGCGCAACTATTTTACCCTTACTGGTAGCAAACTTTCCTTTGTTAATAAATTTAACAAAAGCATTCGATAAAGATGTGGTAAGACCTGAAGCTCTTGATGCCGGCAATGCTTTTTTCTCGATGGCACCAATAATTTTATCAAATCGTTTTAGATAATCTCTTATTATAATTTGGCCTGACTCTTTAGCTCCTTCCATTCTTTGAATGCCTTTAAATTGCTCTGCTTCAAATTTTCCTCTCGCTCTAAGAGGTCTGCTAATAAGTTTATCAATTGTTCGTTCAAACGCTTTATTACTATACTCAAGCACTCGACTTTTTTTAAGAATCAGATTTCCAACTTTACCTCCTGCAACAATAGTTGGAACTATTGGAAAGGCTAATTCAGCACCTAGCTTTAATTTATTATAGATTTGTCTTACAGCATCCGACTTAGCATCTTTGCCTCTTTCTCTATCCATTGCTGTGTATTCACCTTCGTTAAAAAATATTTCTCCGATAGTTCCTATGTCTTCAGCTTTATAAATAACAGCAGCGGTTCCGAATCCACCGCCCACAGCAGTCGCTACAAATTTCTGTGTACCTGATAACTCATTTAATTTTTTGACTTCTTTTGCTGCTTTGTACAGGTCCGTGTTTCCTGTTGCTTTAATATATTTACCTTTTTTATAAGCTTGTGCGGCTTTGTTAAAGACGCCTGTCATTTTTTCAGCTATTTTTATGGCACCTGCACCAGCCGTTTTCCAACCTCCATAAAGTTGAACCCCTAGCTCAGTCAATCGTCCGATGGCACGCTCTCGAGCGATCTCTTCAGAATGTTTTCCAAGCATACCAATATAACTGTTCTCAAATACCTCGTTGAATTTTGCTAAGTTGCTTTCATTAATAGGTATACCTTCCTCGGCAAAAGCATCTTTGACCATGGCACCAAATTGAAAAAATCCTGCACCCACTTTAATACCACCCGATAGAATAGAGGCCATAATAGATTGACCAACACCGACGTTGTTAATATCAACATCAAAAACACTGGGTTTCTTTTTTTCTACTGATAGATCTGGATCTTCTGTTTCGGCTAACGTATAGGCCTTAGCTTCTCCTGTGAATTCTTCTTTGATAGCAGAACCTAAGTCACTGAACTGCTCTTTCATTTGTTTTATTTTTTGTGTTGGAGAATCAAAGATAGGATCGTCGGGATCTTCTTTTCTTTTTGCTTCTAAGTATTTCTTACCACCATATTTTTTATAGTAGTTTACTTCCTTTAAAATATCTTTAACTTCTTCAAAAGCTTCAGCAACTCTGCCTTTTTTTTCGTCTTGGCTTTTTATCTTTTCTGCTTTAGCGGTTTCTTGTTCAAGAACTTTGTCCCATTCTTCTTGATCGGATAAAACTTCTGCAACTTTTTTTTTCTCGTTTTCTTTTTCTTCGTCTATTAATGTACGAGGATCAAAGATAAATTTCTGTACCATGATGCCTCCCTAATTTTCATAGTCGACTCTTACAAACAATGGTGCTTCACCTTCTTTACTTACTTTTTTGAAAAGATTTCCTGTTTGTGCATCAAAATAAATTTGCCCTTTAGTATACGATTTGTCATATCCTGCCGCTAAAAGAATTTCGGAAACTTCGCCTTCGGCATCTTTTTTAACACCTGTTATGTGATTAGGTTTAATATATGTCTTTGTTCTATTTAAGTCTGGTCGAACATCTTCAGGGTAAAAATCCGTTTCTATATTATAGATATGTTGAGCGACGCCCTTAATCATACCCGCAGGTACTTCTTGATCTCTTGCGATCATTTGTTCAAGTTCTCTAACTCTATCAGCTTCCGCTTCACCTGGCATATCTTGTACGCCGTATATTTTTTTCTTTAACAAATCTCTAATAGCTGCATTTTCATCCTCGTACAAACCAGATTGTACCGCTGCTTTTGCATCTTTCATTAAGGCAGATAACTTATCATCGTCCATGCCTTTAATCATACTAGCAATTAAAGCTCTGTCTTCACTAGTTTCTTTTTGTCCATAAGCTGTTTCAAGTTGTTTTGCTTGTTGGTATTTTGCCAAAGGTCCCTTTGCTGCTTCTGCTGCTGTATTTAATACACTTCCTGATGGTGTAGCACTTGCCATATTTAAACCCCATTCCATCAGCCCCTTAGCCATACTTGGCTGAGGTCGAGGTGTTCTTGGTGCTAGAGCATCAAGAATACTTTTTTGATTTTGAATTTGTTCAACCATGGTACCATTTCCATACCCTTGACGTGGTGCGAGTCCCGAAGTTATTCCACTTCCAGCCGAGCCACCCATTCTAAACATAGGTCTATTTAATGTTCTCATAATTATACTGTAGTATCTGGTATTCCAAGTCTAGGATTCATGATTCCACCCACGACTCCAGTCCATCCTAGTGCTGTTTGTAGTGCTGTTGGATCTTGTGTTTGTTGCGTTGAAATTTGTCCTGGCATTTGTGCTAGTTGACCTACACCTGAACCATAAACACCCATTCTTTGATATGGTTCCATGGCTGCCATTTGATTTGCTTGTTGTTGTGCATTCAATACATTTTGTGATTGTTGCTGTTGAACTCCGCCCATTTGACTTAGCGTTCCTATATCTCCACCTGCTAGTTGTGGTGTTAAGCTAGCTAGTCCTTGTTGGTATTGTCCTAATCCCATTTGTCCTTGAGCGAGTCCTGCTTGAGCTCCACCCAAAGTTAATTGATTTGTCATATCTTGTTGTCTTGCACCTTGTGCTTGACCATAGCCTTGTTGCAACATGCCTGCTTGAAGCATTGCTCGATTTCTATCTGATCCTGCTTGGTACTCGGCAAGTTGTACACCTTCTCTGCCACCACCATAGCCACCAACTCCAACTGCTGCATCTGATATTCCTTGTTGTCTTGCTGCTGCTTGTCGATCGAATTCTGCTAAAGAGGTATCCATCACTTGTGATTGGTAAGGTGACATGTAAGAGGAAATAGATCCTGCTCCTGTACCTGCACCCGTTCCTGTAAGTCCTGCTGCTCCAGAAATGTAAGGCGATACTCCACCCATTGTTCCAATCGCTTGTGTTCCCTGTGTCGCTGCTTGACTTAAATAAGGTTGATAAGCACCTACACCTGAACCCGCTAGCGATGCCGCTTGTGTTTGCATTGGATCTTGTGCTGCAACGGTTGGTGCAAATTGTGATGTATCTAAAGGTATGGAAGTTAGACCTGCTAACTGTTGACCATAGTCTTGTTGTAAATCTTGTTTATATTGTTGTGGTAATATGGATGATTGTGTTATTGCCATTATATAATTCTCTTTTCTAATTGTTGTGCGTTAGCGAACATGCCTCTTGCACCCTCTAGTCCTTGAGAGTCTTCAGAAACTTCGCCGCCTGCTTCTAGATTCTTCATAACATTTTCCATGACTTCTGCGCCTTGGTCAATGTCTCCACCACCTGCTGCTCTTACAGCATCTGCAGTAAATACAAATTCATTTTTACTTAATCTTGCCGGAACGTCATCAGCTTTTTCTTTGCCACCGATAGGAACGAATCCACCTTCAGCTCTATAATCTTTTTCCATGCCACCAAGGTTCATGAGTCCGCCTTCTTGTGCTCCGATTCTTCCGCCTTG